CATCGCAGCTTTTCCCCTGGAACCCCTTGCCCTCCAGGTGGACCTCGCCAGTTTCATCAAAGTCGATGATAATCTCAGACATCGCTACCTCCTGCAGACGAGCCGGATCCGGCCGTCGTCCTGTTTTTTCTCGGTTACCCGATAGCCCTTTTTCTTGGCCTCGGCCTTGGCTTTCTCAACTCCATAGGCTTGCTTGAGCCGGCCCTGCCAATCCTTGCCATAGTTGTTGCCAGTGACGGATTGATCGAAATCGGAAATCCAGGCCTTATAGCTGCCATCCGACTGACGCTGGAACCCGATATCATTGGCCGCAAGGCCCACATGCTGCCGCCGGATAATGATGTGCGCTTGCTGTTCTCTCCGCTCACCTTTATAGCCGCGGAGGGACTGAGCTTCTTGATAGATTTCGATCTTGCCCTTAAACCCAAGACGCTCAAGGGCGGCCACCAGAGCCGCCCCGTCCCTGATCTCAATTTGCACTTCTGAGTAGTGGCTCATCAGTTTCTCTCCCCTGGGCCAACAGTGCCCATGACCTTGATTTCAGAGGCGATCCCCACGTTAAGCAGTTCCTGGACACAGGTGTCAATGTCGCCGCCATGAAGGGCTTTCGCCCGGGCGGTGATTATAAGCCACACCCATTTCGGGAGGCTTATCGTAACCGGTGCTTCAATGATCTGCCGAGTTTCCTCGCTGATCTCCAGGACCATCATATCTGCACCCTCCTTTTGCCCGTAACCTCCTGCAGGACCAACCGGCTGGCCGGGATGGTTCGGGCCTTGGCCCATTCCCGGAGTTTGTCCATCTGGTCCTTTTGGGACCGGGAGATGGGAATCACGAACCGGATAGCAGCCGCAAGGTCCCCGCCGTTGTATGCGCCCTCGATGGCCACCTGCCGGATCTCTGCACCGCTGTAACCCTCCAGGTCCTCCGGGGCCGGGATGCTTTTGGGAGAGATCTTTACCCCAAAGGCCTCACTATAGATACCCAGGATAAGCAGCCGTTCCTTTGGGCTCGGATTGTCCACAAAAAAGATGGCGTCCCACCGGCCCATCCGGGTGTATTCCGGGGGGAGCTTACTATAATCGTTGCAGGTGGCGATCACGAACACCTCAGAGGTGTGATCGTTTAGCCAGGTAAGGAAGGAACCGCCAACCCGTTGAGTCGTGCCGCCGTCCGTGGATCCGCTGCCGACCCCTGCAAGCCCCTTCTCGATTTCATCCAGGAAGAGGACACAGGGCGCCATGGCATCCACCACCTTGAGGGCGTCACGCATCTTGGCCTCAGATTCGCCCACCAGGGAGCCGAACACTTTTCCCATGTTCAGGGAGAGGCAGGGCCAGCCCACCTGATTTCCCAGGGCCTTTGCGAAGTGACTCTTGCCGGTCCCCGGGACACCCAAGAGCATGATGCCGCGGAAGGGGAGCCCGGGGCGCCGGCCCTTGAAGCGGTTCAGCGTCCATTCTTTCAGGTTCTCCAGGCCGCCCAGGGTCTTGAAGGTTTCGGTGAACTGGCTAAACTCCAGAGACGCCGACTTCTCCACCATCTGCGCCTTGAGCGTGGTGATCGTTTTGGGGTCGAACATTTTCTCCCGGACCAGGGCCAACGCCATGGCGTTCTCGGCCTCTTCCCAGGTGAGCCCCTGGGCCGCATCAAGGACCGCGTCCTCGTTCTCGGCCTTGATCTCGGTGCTCTCTTCCAGACCGGCCAGGATTGACCGCAACTCGTCTCTGGTGGGAAGGGGGAAGTCCAGGACCACTACCTCCCGCTCCAGGTCAACGGGCAGGGAAGCGTCCGGTGCCAGGATGACCAAGCTGATCCCCTTGGTCTTGTAGACCGGGAAGTTGTTCTGCAGGGCCTGGATGATAACCGGGTCCTTCAGGTGGAAGTGATAGTTGCGCAGAAACCAGACCGCCTTCTCTTTACCCCGTGCCGCAAGGTTCGGGAGATCGTAAGGGTCGGCTTCCTGCCAATCGTCCCCGTTGCCCAGTTCCCGATAACCCCGCACCAGGTCCCAGGTGTAGGCGGTGCGACCGTTGAGCTGGGGGAGCGTGGAACTGATGAACCGTTCCTGCTCATGGGTCCGAACCAAAAGTGCCGGGTAGCCAGCCTTGACATAATCGGTGATCATCGTCTTGCCTCCTATTCCATCGCCGCCCACACCTCAGGAGGCGTGTTGGCTTTAAGGTCGTTCAGTTCCTCGATCAGTTGGTTAAGCTCGATGGCCGCCTGCAGTGCCTTCCTGAGGGCCAGCCGGTTTTTGTGGGTATAAAAAGCCTCGGCCGACGCTGCCATGGCGTCCTCAATGACCGGGTAAAAAGGGTAGTCTTGCAATTTCTCAGACATCGTCTTACCTCCATTCGTAATAAGAGCTTGGCGCTCTTTAAGGGATAGGATTTCCGCCAGAAGTCCTACCCCCGATAACAGAGCCAAACACTTCAGTTAAAGGCCATCGGTTTCACGCTTACCTATCGGACCGCTAATTGCGTTCGCTGTCGCTTGCCGCCCCGCCATCGCCTTCCTTCCTGAGGTCCCGTCCACCACCACCCCCAGGCTGCTTTCGCTCGGCTTCTTCGTGGCTGACTGCCGCTTTCGCCCACCTTCCGATCTCTGTGCGCTCGGTTTTTTGTGAGGTCCGAAACCTCAAGGATTCGTCGGTCAATCCATAAACCCAGGATTCCTTTGCATCCAAAAGTCAGGCGGATTATCGGTAACCGCCATTCCTACCCGCAACTGCCAGATTTGATCTGGTTTCCGGGGAGAGCCTCAGTGGGGCTGGCCCATCTTGCGCTCTATTTGCAATTTTTATGAGGTTGTCATCCCTCCAGGGTTGCTGTCCCCTCTCTGATTGGGCTTTAGGTCCGGTTTTTGGCTTTTTTTCCTGGCCTCCGTTGCCTGGCCACCTTGCCCGGTTTTGGTTTGGCTGTTTAGCCGATTTTCTATGCTATAGGTTGGCCCCCTTTTTGTGGGATGGTTTGATTGTTGATAATAGTAGATGCACTCAGTGTGCCTAATTGCTCAATATAACCAGCTACTTACTTTTTTTTCGACAACAGTAGCGTAGTGATATTAATAAGTTACGCACATCGTTATTATTTTGTTTTTCTTACCATTATTTAACTATTCGATAATACAATAATTTATACGCAGCAAACTCACCTAACAACTTTACTGCCTTTCATAACTTATTATGTAATGCGTAGTTAAAGTTACACGGTACAATTTACTTGTCGCACAAACTGTCTAAATACAATTAATTGCACCAAGCAACAGTCGCACAACCCCTCAGCGTTACTTAGTTAAAAGGCCAAACTACACCACCATCCCAACGTTGTTGAGATATATAAGGATATTACTTGTGGGGAATCAGTATCGCAGCGTTATGCTCTAAATAACGTGCAGCGTCATGTCAAATTCCTTATAAATCAAACCCTCCTGGCTCGGCTGGAAACACATCATCTCGCAGAGCCTGGTGTCCCGGGAGACCTGGCGCTTTTTCGAAATAGCGTCCTCGATGCTGTAAAAGCCGTCGGCGTGCCGGGCCTTGCCCTGGCAATCCTCCCAGAGCTCGCAGTTATCACAAACCCGCCAATCCGGACATTGCTCCAGGACATCGAAAAGGCACCACTTATAGACCTTGTAGCCGCTCCGGGCCGCCTCGCTGATTACCTGGTCCATCAATCCGTAGGTCCGGTGCATAGTGCTGAAGATCTGCACGCTGGCCTTGATGCCCCGTTTGGTTTGGGGTACCAGCAGCGCCGCCTCGTAAATATTCGGGTCCATTTCGTCAACTTCGTCCAGCTTGATTTTCTGGGGGTGGGCGCCGCGGACGCTCTTGGATGAGGCGGTCAGGATTTGGATGTTGCTCTGGTTGTTCAAGACCGTCCGGTGGGCCAGCATTTCGCCGCGCAGCAGATGCCGGAAGTCCTCGGTCACCATGCCCCAGCCGTCCCCCTCCCCGGTCAAGTGCTCGTACATGCGTTTGCTTTGCTCCTGAGAGCCGCCCAGGATCTTCGTGGCGCAACCGATCTTAAAGACCGTATCCAGCCAGGTGGACAAGGCCCCCAGGAGGGTCTTGCCGCCGCCCCGGTTAGCCCAGCAAATCGAGTTCTGAACCATCTCAAAAAAGCTGTCCACGATGTATTCGGCCGGCGGGGTGTGCTCCGGGCAGACCTGGTCCCGGGGCACCCGGAGTTTCCAGTAGGCCTCGATGAAATCCAGCAGCTCATCAGCATCCACGAA